TGCTGCATGTGGCGGTGAACCGGCCGCTGCACTGGCAGCGGGGCATCCCCGACGCCTACGCGGCGATCGACTGGGCCCGGGCGTACAAGATCTTCCTGGAGGACTGGGCCACCCTCGTCAAGAGCCTCAGCCGGTTCGCGTGGCGGCTGACCGCGAAGGGCAACGCGCGCGGCCAGGCCCGGCAGAGACTGGCGACGAAACCGCCGGTCGACCCTGCCACCGGCCGGGCGTTGGACGTCGGCGCGACCGCGGTCACGCCGATGGACGCCGCCCTAGAGGCCATCCCCAAGACGGGGGCGACGATCGACTCCGAGAGCGGTCGGCCGCTGGCGGCCATGGTCGCCGCCGCGTTGGGTGTGCCCATCACCATGCTGCTCGGCGACCCTGGCATCACCGGCGCCCGGGCCACGGCGGAAACCCTGGACCGGCCCACTGAGCTGGAGATGGCCCAGCGGCGGGAGCTGTGGACGGGGGTGCTGCGCCGCATCATCGCCCACGTCATCATGGAGGCGGTCCGCGCCCCGCAAGGCCCCCTGCAAGGCGTCGTCACCCGGGACCCGTACACCGACACCGAACAGGTCGAACTTGCCGGCGGCACCTCCGACGAGGTGGACGTGACCTGGCCCGACTTGGACGACGTGCCCACCAAGGAGCAGGTGGAGGCCGTCGTCGCCGCGTCGCAGATGGGCATCGTCCCACCGGAGGTGCTGCTGCGGATGGTCCTCACCGCTCTCGGCGCGAGGCATGTGGACGAACTGGTGGAGGCCATGCTGGACGACGACGGCCAGTTCCAGCATCCGAACGGGCCGCCGTTGGGGCAGCAGGCCGCCGACCGGGCACGGGCGGGTGGTGACCCGGCAGCGGTCGGGCCGGGGCCGATGGCCGGCGACGACGAGGACACCACCGACGACGGCGAAGACGACGACGGCGGCGGGTGACGCCGGGGCCGTTTAGGCTGGAGGCCTGGTAGCCCACCGGCCCTCGGGCCGGTCCGCTCCCGGTACGGCGCCTCTACCGGATCTTGCGCCCGGCCTCGGCTGCTTGTCCAGCGGGGCCACGCCCCGGCGTCAACAAACGTCGGGGCCTACCGCTTGGGCGGCTGCGTGGAGCAACTGGTAGACCCCTCCCGCTGTACGCGGGTCGGTAATCCGCGTGGCATGGAGTTGTGCGGGTTCGAGTCCCGCCGCAGCCGTCCGCGCATCGCCGGGGGGTGAGCGGTGGCGGTCACCCGTGGCACCCTCCGCCTCGCCCGCCAGCTCCGCCGTGCCGTCGGCACCGAAGCCGACCAGGCAGTCCGATCCCTCACCGCCGAGTGGGTGACGGCGTGGGACCGGCTCACCCCCGCCTGGACCGCCGCCGCCGCCGACCTGGTCGCCGAAGCCGTCCGGCTAGGGCACTGGCCCAGGCCCACCGACATCGCCCGCACCGGCAGCGCCATAGCCGCGCTTCAGGCCACCGAGGACGCGTTGACCCGGCTGGCCCGCTCCACCGCCACCACGTCGGCCGCCGCCGCGTCGCGGGCGGTCGACGCCGACCTGGACCTGGAAGCCCGCATCATCGCCTCCCAAGCCCCCGCCACCGAGCGTGAAGCGCTGCTAGCCCACACCACCGGCCGGGGCGGGCTGCTGACCCGGGAGCAGGACCGCGACACCGTCAACCTGACCGTGCTGTCGCGTATCCGCACGTTCGCCCCGGACGTGATCCGGCAACGGGTGCAGGGGCAGATCACGTCCACCGCCAACCCTCTGCCAGCGGAAACCCTGGAAGTGGTGCGCCGGGAACTGATCCGCGGTGTGGAGGTCGGCGACAACCCGCGCACGGCGGCGGCGCGGATCGTGGCGCAGGCACAGGCCGGGTTCAACGGCGGCCTTGCCCGGGCGTTGAACATCGCCCGCACGGAGACGCTGGACGCCTACCGCAACACCAGCCAGCAGATCCACGCCGCGAACGCGGACATCGTCCCCGGCTGGCAGTGGCTAGCCACCCTGGACACCAGGGTGTGTTCTAGCTGTCTTGCCATGCACGGGCAGCAGTTCCCCACCTCCCAACCCGGGCCGTGGGACCACCAGCAGGGCCGATGCGCCCGCCTTCCCGTCCTCGCCTCGTGGGCCGAACTCGGCATCACCGCCCCCGAACCACCCGGTGCGATCCCCGACGCCGAAGCCTGGTTCGCGTCCCTGCCCCGGGCCGAACGGCTACGCATCATGGGCCCGGCCCGGTTGGACCTGTTGGAGTCCGGGCGGGTCGGCTGGGGTGATCTCGCCACCCTGCGCACCTCCACCCGGTGGCGACCCTCCTACGTGCCGACGCCGGTGCGGGACCTGCGACGCCGCGTCGCCCAAGGCCTGCCACCAACCCCCCGACCGGCTCCGATACCCCGGGTGCACCTGGCCACCACCACGCTCCCCGCCCCCCAGCCGAGACTCACACCCACCCAACGGGTCCAAGCCGGAGACTTCTCCGGCCTCACCCGCGTCGGCCCCCAGCGCGGCTCCAACCCCGGCGGGTTGTACGAGGCCGCCGACGGCAGCCGCTGGTACATCAAGTCTCTACCCGAAGGGCAGGCACGGGAAGAGGCGCTTGCCGCCTCCCTGTACCGCGCCGCCGGGGTGCGTGTACCCGAGGTCCGGGTCGGCCGAGGCGCCCCCGGCCTGCCCGGGCAGACACAGGTCGCGTCCCGCTACATCGACGACGCGACCAGGGTCCGCGGCGCGGCCGCGGTCGCCGACGAGATGCGCGACGGGTTCGGCGTCGACGCATGGCTGGCGAACTGGGACGTGGCCGGCGAGTCGTGGGACAACGTCGTCGTGTCCGGCGGCCACGTGTGGCGCATCGACGTCGGCGGGTCGCTGCGTTACCGCGCCCAGGGCGGGTTGAAGGGTGCCGCGTTCGGCGACGAAGTCACCGAGTGGATAACACTTCGCAGCACCACCCGCGCCCCGCAGGCGTCGCAGGCGTTCCGGGGGATGACCCCGGCGCAGCAGTTGGCCGCCGCCCGCCGGGTCCAGTCGGTGAAACCGTCCACGATCCGCGCCATGGTCCGCGAGCACGGCCTCGACGACGACCTGGCGACGGTGCTGATCCGCCGCCGCAAGAGCATCGTCGACCGGCTGCCGACGTTGCAGGAGCAGGCGAAACGTCACGCCGCGTGGCAGCAGGCGGCGGCACAGGCCCGCGAAGGCCAGGCCGCGTTGAACGCGGTGCAGCGCAGCATGGCCCGGGATCGGACGGTCACTCCCCGGCCAGCCGAGTGGACTGACAGCCAGTTCGATGCTGTGGGTAGGTCCGCCCTCAGGTACCGCCGCTCCGGCTACCAGCCGATCAACTCCGCGCTCCGGAGCCGTGCCGCCCTGCCGGAAATGCCGGAGCATATCAGGCAGCACATTGAGAACCTGGATCTGCTGCTCGGCTCCAGCCAGTTGCAGGACACCGTGCTCGGCTACCGGGGCGTGTCCAACTTGGGCGAGTTCATCAACGGCTGGAACAACGTCGACGTTACCGGGTTGACGTGGACCGACTGGGCCTACTCTTCGATGTCCGCGAGCCGGGGCATAGCGGAGATGTTCGCCGGCTCGGGCGGCGAGTCTTCCGTGCTGATGCGGATCGTGGCCCGCCCGGGCCATCCGGCGTTCCAGTTATCCGACATGGATGACGAGGCGGAGATCCTGCTCCGCCGAGGCGCCACATTCCGTGTCGTCGCAGACTACGGAATCGTTAACAACAGGCGCATACTGGATGTGGAGATAGTGACATGACGGCTCCTGACCGCGGCCCGGCGCGAACCGGACGAGACGAACCAGGGTCGATCTTCGACCGGTGGGCGGACGCGGCTACCCCGGAGGCGTTCGACGTGCAGGTGGCGCCGGAGCCGGTGCCGGACGGGCCGGTGTTGGAGGACCCGGACCCGGCACGGGTGCCGTACGGCACCACCTTCTGACTTCTGACCTGACCGGATAGACGCCCAAGGGGAAAGGGGCGTGGCTCATGGCCCACGCCCCTTTCCCGTGTGCCCATGAACCCCCGGCCTTTCCCCTGCCCGTAGACCGCTCACACCATCCGAGGGGGATTGCCGTGTCGAACTCGCGTGCCGCCCGCCGCCGCCTTGGCCGCATCCAGCCCACCGGCGCCGGGCTGACCGCGGCCCGCCACGCCCGCGCCGTCGCCGAATCCGCCGCAACCCTCGCCCCGGCCGCCGAGCAGGTGTCGAACCGGCCGTGGTCGGACTTCACCCAAGCCGACTACACCCTGGAGCAGTGGCACCGGGCGTGCCTCATCCACCGCCACACCGGCGCCCCGTCAGCCAAGTCGGAATGCTCCCTGCCCGTCAGGGAACCCTCGGGGCGGGTCAACCGCAACGGTGTCCACGCCGCCGCGTCCCGCATCGGGCAGGTCAACGCCCACGCCGACCAGGTCCGCTCCGCCGCCCGCGCCCTCGTGCGGCTGTACCGCACGGAACTGGACGAAGACCCGCCCGAAAGCCTGCTGTCCCGGGCCGGGGAAGGCCGCACCGTCGAAGCCGTGTCCGAAGTCGGGGCGGTTGAGGCACCACGCGGCGACCGGCCAGGCCGGATGCTGATCCAGCTCATCAAGGCCGGCTGGTCGCTTAACGGCCGCTACTACCCGGCCGAAGTGCTCCGCCGCGACGGCCCGCGGGCGTTCCCCGCCGGCACGTTGGCGTTCGTGGACCACGCCACCGACGAAGAGGACGCCCAACGACCGGCGGGCAGCGTGCGGAACCTGGCCGCCGTCCTGGAATCCCCAGCCCGGTGGGACGAGCAACGCAAAGCCCTCGTCGGGGAGCTGCGGCTGTTCCAGCCGTGGCGGCAGCCGCTGTCCGACATGGCCGGCCACATCGGCATGTCCATCCGGGCGTGGGTGATGGGCGAGCACGGCACCGCCGAGGGAAGGGAAGGGCTGATCGTGTCCGAGATCACCGAAGGCCGCTCCGTCGACTTCGTGACCGTCCCGGCTGCTGGTGGGGCGATCCTGTCGGTGCTGGAATCGGCCCAACCCAAGCCGGCGAACGAGGCCCGCAACGTCGGCGCCTGGCTGGAGTCCCGGCTGCACCTCGCCCTCACCCAGCTGGGGGACGACATGTACGGCGACGGCCGCCTGACCCGCGACGAACGGCTGGCCCTGTCCAGCGCGATCGGGGACGCGCTAGCGGCGTGGACTGCCCGGGTGGAGGCCGACGCGCCGCAACTGTTCACCCGGGACCTGCATGACGAACCGGAGCCGCAGGTGGGGCAGGCCGACGAAACCGCCCCGCCGGAACCGGCCCCCGGTTCCGTGCCGGCTGAGGCGCCGGCTGCTGCTGAGGCGGCACCAGAACCCGCCCCCACAGCCCGGCCGCTGCCGGTCGCCGAAACCGTCACCGACCTCGCCCGCTTCGACAGGCTCCTCGGCCACACACCACACGTGCCGGCCCCCGCGCCGGACCCGGCCACCCATGCGGACGGCAGCCCGCCGGCCGCGACACCCAACCCATCGACAGAAACGGAGGCTCCGATGTCGGAGACCACCAACGACGGTGCCCGGGCACCGGACCCGGCGGGCGTCAACGAGGCCCGCCAGGTGGAGGCCACCGAAGCGCAGGTGGCCGTCATCGCCCAGGAGCGGGACCAGTACCGCTCCCGCGCCCACTCGCTCGCGGAGGCGTTGACCGAGGCGCAGAACGCGCAGCGGCGGGCGGAGGCGCAGCGCGACCAGGCTGTGGCCGAGATGCGGCGGCTGCGGGCCAACGAAGCCGGCCGCACCACCGTCGACCGGATGCTGAACGCCGACGACTCTGGCGTGCCGGAAACCATGCGTGCACTGATCGCCCCCCGGGTGCATGAGCGGGTCCACAACAATGTGCCGCTGACCGACGCCGGTGAGGTTGACCAGCAGGCCCTCGAAGGGCTTGTGGCGTCGGCGATCCGCGCCGAGCGGGTTCACGCCGCGCAGCTTCTTGAAGCTCAGGGTGTCGGCACCGTCAAGGGTCTCGGCGCCGAAGGCGACCCGAC